CCTTTAATAAAAGCACATGGATAAGTTACTAAATCTGTAATAAAATCATTAAACGATTCGCCCCAACCACCTTGTGCAAACTGGTCAGTAATTTTTATTTTCATCTTACCAGCTCTAGTATCAGCAGCTTGTAATAATTTAAATCTATAGTCCTGAGCTATCATCTCTTTTATCTCAGCCATTCTGTCTGGGCTTAGTGCTTGACCTTGTGCCTCAACAAGCCTAACAACTTCTTGTGCAAAGTTATTATCTATCTCTTGTAAATGCTCAGGTGATAATTCGGGTATTGGTGTAGGGTGTATATCCCACGGGGGTGTTCCTGTATCTAATAAGATATCACGAAGCCAGCTTTCTGCTGCTCTACACTTGACTTCAGTAATCATCATGTAAACATCAGAGCCGCCTTGTGCTTGTATCTGTGCTAGTTTATCTGCTTCATATTCTCCGTTTCTTTGTCGGAGACCTTTAAGCATAATATTCTCTATAGGTTTTTTTGCTTGACGTGCTGCATCCCAGCATTCACGCATATGAGAAGCAAGTCCTAAGATAACATCTTCAGACTGTCTTTCCTCCATAGCTTTTTCAGCAGCTTCTTTTTCCTGTTTAACAAGTTCTTCGTTGCTTATTACTTGTAATACCATAATCTATTTTGGTTCTGGTTTAACTCTAGTGGGGTCTTTTAGCCCTAAATGTGGGCCAACGTCTTTTAATTTTTTATAGTCCATACCTAAAACTCTTTTAAGAACATTCGTAGTCCCACCAAGTTTTATCGAAGCAAGTGGGTCATCAACTGTAGTCCTATTACCAGCCATAAAAGTTTGACCATAAGACTCTTCATCCTGCTCAACTTTACCACCATCTTTATACGCTGTAACTTTTACAAGACCACCTTTCTCGTAATTTTTAATCATATAGTTCTTAGAACCATTTTTCATTTTATATGTCATACTAATTCACCCGTAGTTAATTTCAAGAGTAGTATAAAAAGATTCCCCTGTCTAACAATAAATACAGGGGAACCAAGAAAGGTAGTAACTATGAAAACTATAAACTAGCTACTAAGCCACACAAATGAGTAAAGCGACTTTATCTGAACGTATCATGTCCAGCCACCTGACGCAATAGATTTAACATCACGTCGTTGTATCATAAAGCCATCTGCTGTTGTGTTAATGTGTAACATTAAATACTGTAAAGCTTCAGCTACGTGTGAGTGTTTGTTCTTATCTATGCTTCCGTTCTTCTTATGGAATCTATATCCGCCCATCATTGCTGCTTTAAGCCTAGAACATCTAGGGTCTACTAGGAACGCAGAGTCTCCATCTACTTGACGCATAAGGAAATCATCTACCGCTGAAAGCCTAGCTGATATGTTATTAGTCTTAGCCGACATAACTTTTAATCCTTCAGCCTTTATTATATCTACAGCTGAACGCTCATCAGTCTGAGCCCTTTGTATACCTGCAGGGTCTGTAATAATTATCACAGGATTACTTGAATACTTTTCTATAATCATAGGTTTTAAAACTGTACGTATGAATCTTTGTATACCCATATCAAAGCTTACAGCTTCGTCTAGTATAAGAACTCTACCTCTTGGGTCTTGTTGAGCTATAACAGCTGCAGGTGTTAACCCTAAGTCCATTCCAATAACAATAGGTCTGACTCCGTTTGCTATGGGTTGTAAAGTTTGGTTTGCCATATGGTAATCTGGTCTGAAGTACTTGTACACTGGCTGCCCAGCTGTGCTTAGTCCATACTCACCATCAATGTACACACGGACGTATTCATCTGACCTACCTTGTGTATCGTAATATCCTTCAGGTAAGTTCTCTACATTCTCAGCATAAGGACTTCTACCTGATGGCTGTTTGAATACATCCCACCCATTATCATTAAATGAAACACCATCTGCGGGGTCGAGTTGTTCCATCTGATAATACCACCATGTATCCATAGTGGGAGGGTTGGTGTCCCCCCACATCCCGAACCATGTAGGTCCTCCATCTTTAGCTGACGGAAAACGACCAATCCTTTTTGACATAGCATCTACAATGTCTGGATTTATATCCCGACACTCATTGAACCATGCGAATGTTAATTCTAGTGAGTTCAAGTTAGCTACATCATCTGAATCATCTAACGCCCTGAACATAATCTCACACTCAACATCGCCTACTTTAAAGAAGTAAGTCTTTGTTGTTCTCATGTACGTACCACATATCCCTGGTGGGAACCAGTCGTGGAATGTTTTAATTGTTGTATCTTGTAGTTGTCTAGCAGTCTCACGAACAATAGCTGCTCTGGATTTTCGTATGCCTTGCTTGTTAGGCTCTTGCATAGTTGCTCGTCTGATAACTTCAAAAGTAGAAGCTACTGATTTACCTGACCCTACAGGTCCCATTAATGTCCGCATCTTTGCGTTGGACATCATAAATTCTTTGCATATCTTAGACGGTGTGTAATCTATATCCATTACGTTTTAGCGTATCCAGGTTTGCCTTTAGATGAATTGTCTTTAGATTGTTTGCGTTTAACCGCCGCACGTTTCTTACCAGCAGACATACTTCTTGCTTTAGCAGATGGTACACACTTAGGATACTTACTCCTTTTCTCTCCTTTACTCCTACCGCATGGTGGGAATGAACCGTCAGAACGGGGGTTAGCTATATCTACCCACTTCTCACCTACCCACTTTTTTAGCCCTTTTTGTGCCACTTTTTTTACCTCCAGGTTTTATCCTGCCTGAGCATACGCCTGATGCGTACATGTTTGCATAAGCTGATGGATATTTTTTAAATTTTCTTTTAGCTGCTGCTTTACCTTTTGCACATAGTTTTGCCATTATATTTCCTCCAATAGAATTACATAATACTGTGTAGGCTTTTTCTTATGCCTAATAATCCTTGTCATGTAAGACATACTATTTTCTCGTAGGACATTAACAATGTTGTCATACTCAGCAAGTGTGTCAACCCTTGCCTCGTTTGTCTCATCAAATTTATTTAGCGTTCTTAATAGCAGCTGGTCTGTCTTCGGTATAGTCCTCTGCGTCAATAACGGTTGTTGGGTGTTCTTGCCCCCCGAGATTAATCGTAATTTTAACTCCTCCACTAGCATCCTCCGTGTTTGCATTACTGGTCTCTAGCCCACCCCATTTGACAGTGGACTTAATTAAATCTGCTTTAACTGCTGAAGATGTTTCAGGGCTATGTATCATAGTCCAACTTGTAGTGAGTAGTTCTTCTGCTTGTGCTCGAGCCTTGAGTTTAAACGTCATACCCTTTTCTACAATCTCAGCTCTGTAAGATTCTACTTTTTTAAGGTATACGCTGTCTTTGTTGAATTTAGTTAAGTCATCAATACTGATGTGGTGTCTAACTCTAAGCTCATCTAGGGTTTCACCTGAGCCTTCTAGCAACAATGCCATATCGAAAGCTAGACGGTCAGACCACTTGGTGTGTCTTAATGGTAGTGTATCCATGAGTTCAAACCTATTGTATTTCAACGGATATGTCAAGATGGGTGCCCAAACTTTACATCTTTGTTTTTTGGCTCTTGTTATGAGAGGTTTACTTATATGGGGGGCAGGTGTCGGCACGCAGTCCGACTACCCTCCCTGTGCCACTTAATAAATTTACTATCTTATTTCTAATAGGCTACAGCCCTTTAAAATCAAGCGAGCAGAAATTATTTTTAGATGTGTCAGGGTTTAATCATGGAAAGCACAAGCTGACCAAGAACGAAAATCATAGGAGTAAAAACTATGGAAGAAAATAAAAAAGACAACATAGTCTTATCTGAAAACAGAGTAAGGTTATACGTTGGCTTAAAAGGTGGAGCTCAACATGTTTTGAGAGTTACCGACAGCGAACAGTACGAGGACAGGTATAATTGGTACCTACCTACTGAAGCTAAAAAACTATTAGCCCATGTTATGAAAATAACAGCTAAAGGCTCAAAAGTAATGGTTGGCTACAAAGGCAAACCAATATCAGCCGAAGGCATGGTATTCGATAGCATCTACACAGATGAAGTCGAGAAAAACAAAGGTGAGCTATATATTGGCTACTTCATGATAGGGACTCGAAAACGAGGTCTTCAAATCAGAAGAGCTTCTAATGGAACTGAAGGGGAGTTTAACCCTAGAGGGTCTACTAGAGATATAGACATAGTATAACAACCAAGTCCTCCTCCCGAAAGGGAGGGGGCAGGAGTAAAAATGAGTGTATATAAACATATTAAAGTACATTACTTTGATAGAAACCAACCTAAAGTGAGAACATTTGATAATGCATTAGAAGCTAACTTGTTTATCAAGTTCCCACCACAAGACATAAGAATAGTTAGCTGGATTCCACTATCTAACTAACTAGCCTACCTACCTACCTACCTACCCTCACTCAATCGAGTGGGGGTTTCTTTTTGTCTATCAAATCGTTTACGATTTGATTATATCATAACTTTACATAGATATCACTAACTTTACATACACATAGATATATAATCAATAGGTTCTAGTAATCAATAGGTTCTAGAATGTCGGAAGGTTAAAGTAGTATATATATATATAAACCATTGGTCGGTAGGTTATGGCACGTATAATGCAACTATATAGACTATCTAGTTGTAACTTTACGCAACTTTACATGTTCTAGATAGTAAAACCTTACACATGTAACCTTACATTCCCTTAGTTTACGCCATATATAGGGCATTATGCTATCCATAACTATCTAAACTATCTAGACTATCTAGTTATTTTAATATAATGCGTCACTAAGCGTTTACATCTAGCAATATACTAAATTTCGCAGCGATACATTACCCATAAAAAACTAGATAAACTAGATAGTTAATGCCAACTTGTTGATATATATAAAGTTTTACTATCTAGTTACACACCCATTAAGATAACTTTACATAGATAGTTATATACACAATGCCGAGCAGAAAAAAATTTTCGATGTGTCAAGGTTTTGGCATGGCGAGGGATTTCCCCTTGTTATATATAATATTAACTATCGCCCTATGGGGCAGGATATAAACTATGAACGACAATGTAAAAGAGTATGTAAGGTGGAAACCTATAATCAAAAAAGGGAATGCTACTAAAGGCATTAATGCTGGCGACTTGCACATTAAAGTTGTTGAGTGTGATAAAAAACACCCTAAAGCAATGTGTACTGACAATGTTATGGCTATTGTAACTAAAGGTCTTAACGCTATTGGTAAACTTGTTGGTGGCAAAGAGATACTAGCTATGGACTTCTCTGACAGAGAGAAAGAGAGACACATTGAGGATAAGCATAAAGTGTGGTCTATCCAACGCTCTGGAAAGTGGGGTAAAGAGTTGTATTTATCCTTTACTGTACCATCAAGTAACAGTAATGCACTTGATGATGAGTTTGATATAGATAATCTATAATCATCTTACAACAACTTGTGGTATCCCTAGTGATGTACTAGGGATATCCTTTATGAGAGGTATAAATATGGCTAGATGTAGAGACTGTAATGTTATTATACAACAAGGTAGAGTATCACTAGGCTACGATACATGCCTAGTTTGTGGTGAGGTTGAGGCACGTAAGGTTAAGCATACTGTGGTGCCATTGCATAAGTCTAACTACATAGTAGTGAGCAATAAAGAGGACTTGAAAGGAATTAATAACAAAGGTGGTAAACATGACTGATGATATACAAGAGGTTACTGTACACATAGCAGTAATACAAAATGGTACTGTGCATATGTATTGGAACACTAGATTCTATGTACATGATAGTGAGGGCGTATTAGATAAGGCATTAGAGTTTGTCAAAAGGCAAGGACACAATCAAGAACAATGCAGTTGGGCAATAGTAGGTAGCCTTATTGAAAGGCATAATGAATATATGGGTTAACTTGTGATTATGAGACACAAGTGTGGGGTAGGTAGTGGCAAAGTAGGGTATAATAAATATACGGATTTAATTCCAAAATCCCACGCCTACCTACCTCTAATGAATATTTCTCAATGAGTAATTAGTACTCAAGCTTATTGGGAGCATAGATGTAAGCTAGCGTATACATCTATGTAGGGTAGATAGCTAGATGGTTGGTGATTCTTAGTCCATGAAAGCCAACATAAAGACTACCAAGATGACTATGTATGGAGCAAAACTAGTCTATCTATCCTTAATGAATTACTAGAACGAAATCACCTAGCAATAGGTTGGAGATAGGTAACGCTGTATCGTTCCAGCATGTAGGTTACTTATCTCTAAGGACTATGCCGAGCAGAAATTTTTTTCGGTTGTGTCAAAATCAAACAAGAATTTCCCACAATGTCGTGGGGATATAACAACACATAGGAGAAAACTATGAGAGCGAAACTACTTATGCAAACCCTAAAGGACTTGTTTAAGATAAAGAGGACAGTAGCTATCGAGGGTAGCCCTGGGGGTGGTAAGACTACCATATGCCAACAGGTTGCCAAAGAGCTAGGTGTCGGATACGAAGAAGTGCATATGCCAACCATGTTGGTAGAGGACTTCGGTATTCCTATACCTCAGCCTGATGGCTCACTTAAATATTCCATACCACATTGGATACCCGTAGTGGGTAGCGACCACCCTGATACAGGTATATTGGTACTTGATGACATGAATCAAGCTAGTGCTGACTTACAGAAAGTGGTAGCTAACATGTGTCAAGCAAGGAATGTACATGGCTATCAAATCAAAGAGGGGTGGCAGATTGTATCAACAGGTAACAAGGTGTCGGACAGAGCTGGTGCTAATCGTGTATTGTCTCACTTACGTAACAGGCATACTGTGTATGACTTAGAGACACACGTTGATGATTGGTATGCATGGGCTATTGAACACAATGTAAAGCCTGAAGTCATCTCATTCATCAAGTTCAGAACGGACTTGTTGCATGACTTTGACCCACAAAGAGAGTCTAACCCTACACCACGTTCATGGGTAGAGGGTGTGTCTAATGCAATAGGTGTCGTATCACCTGAGGCAGAGTATGAGACATTCAAAGGTGCTGTTGGTGAGGGTGCTAGTGCAGAGTTCACAGGGTTTGTGAAGATATATCGTAACCTACCTGATATGGAACAGGTCATTAAGAAACCACTTGAGGCTACTGTGCCTACTGACCCAGCTACATTGTATGCAATGTCTGGCAGTCTAGCTACGTACTCAACAGTGGATAACTTCAAGAATGTACTGACATATCTAGACAGGATACCCCCTGAGTTTTCAGTACTGTCGGTATCGTATGCAGTCAAGAAGAATGTCGAGCTGATGAACACACCTGAGTTCACTAAGTGGGCAGTCGATAAGCAGAATGTAATTATATAACAACGAGGTAAACACAATGAGTAAACTAAACAATGAGGCATTGTTGGTACAGCTTACTGTACGACAAGCTACCATGCGTAAGAGGGACAAGAAAGCCACACAAGATGTAGCTATGTCCAACAACGCAGAGGTATCTAGTGGTAACTACAACAAAGCTCTACTACCAATGGCTGAGTCATTGAGTAACATACACAAGATGACAACACAGATAAGGCAGATGTACTATGACAACACGTTGCCATGGGGCATTGAGGGTACCATGATACTACCCTCTAAAAACTATCTGTCGTTCATGGAAATGTACAGGAAAGCTAAGTCCCAATGGGTGGTGCTAGTGGATAAGTTCATAGATGACTATCCAAGACTGATACAAAATGCACAGGTATCACTAGGTAAGTTATACAATGCTAGTGATTACCCTGACATAGAGGACTTGAAGAGTAAGTTCGACATGGACATTAGGGTAATGCCTGTACCAGCTGATGACTTCAGAGTATCAATACCTGACAGCGAGTTGGCACAAGTCAGAGCTGATGTCGGTGCACAAGTTGAGAGTGCAACAACCAAGGCTATGGGCGAGGCATGGCAGAGACTATACGATAGAGTGAAACACATATCGGATAAGTTGCATGACCCTAAGTCTATCTTCAGAGATACTCTGATAGATAACACTAAGGATATATGTGATGTGCTTAAGAGATTGAACATCAATGATGATGAGAATCTAGAGAGGCTACGTGCTGAAGTTGAGCAATCATTTACTAAACTACACCCTGAATCATTACGTAATGACCCACATCTTAGGACTCAAAAGAGTAATGAGGCTAGTGATATTATGAAGAGAATGGGTGCATACATGGGAAATATATAATGGATATAAACACACGTATAAGTAAAGCTAAGACACGACTGATACTTGAACACCCTTTCATTGGCACAATAGCTATGAACATGGTGTTCAGAGTTAGTGATGAGTGTCCAACAGCTATGACTAATGGCAAAGAGGTTGTACTAAACCCTGACTTCTGTGCCATGTTGAATGATGATGAGCTATTGTTTCTAGTAGCTCATGAATGCTTTCACCCTATGCTAGAGCATTGTGTACGTAGAGGCGACAAAGACCCAAGGGGTTGGAACGTAGCTACTGACTATGTAATCAATCAGTTACTTACTGATGAGAAGATAGGCACTATGCCAAAGCAAGGTCTATTGGACAAGGAAATCTATGACAAGGGCGAGGGTATATCAGATAAGATATACCACTTGTTACCCCAAGATGATGATGACACACCCAATGGTGGTAACGACCAAGGTCAAGCACTAGATGAGTGTGGGGATAGTGGTCAATCACCAGCTGAGATTGAACAGCAGAAAGCAGAATGGAAAGTTAAGGTAGCACAAGCAAGTCAATCAGCCAAGATGATGGGTAAGCTGAGTGCCAACATGCAGAGACTTGTTGGTGTGTTACTGAAACCCAAAGTAAACTGGCGAGATGTCTTACAGAGGTTTGTTGTCAAGCAAAGGAATGATGACAGGTCTTATGCAAGACTGAACAGAAGATTCGCTAGTCAAGGACTAGTAATACCTAGTATTACAGGTGAGGGACTAGGCGAGATAGCATTTGCAATAGATACATCTGGCTCTATTGGTGAGACTGAATTGAATCAATTTGCAAGTGAGGTAAGAGAAGTATGGGAAACCCACAAGCCTGAGAAGATACATGTTATCTACTTCGATAGTGAGGTCTGCCATGCTGATGAGTTTGATAGGTATACTGAGCCTACCTTTGCACCACATGGTGGTGGAGGTACAGCATTCAGCCCTGTCTTCAAGTACATGCAAGACAAGGACATACAACCTGTCGCATGTATATTTCTAACAGACTTATATTGCAACGACTATGGCGATACACCTGACTATCCAGTCTTATGGGTATCAACACATGAACATGAGACCCTACCACCATTTGGTGAGGTAACTATAATGCAAGATGAGTAATTAACAAACGAGGTAAATAAAAATGGCAACAGTAAGAATAAGTCAGACACTAAGAGATGACATTATAAATAATGCTAGGACTCTTTTTAAAGACAGAAAGAGACAGGCTAAAGAAAACTACAACAAGGACTGGGGCAAACAGATACTTAGTAAGATGTACCCCCATGATGTAATCCAAAAGATAAACGCTTTGGATAAGGCGTGGTTTAAAGAGGGGGACACTATAACTTTGCAAGGGTTTATGAATACACCTGATGAAGTTATACAGAAGAAGTACAATCGTGATGTCAAATTTAATGTAGGTAAATTCCCTTACCCAAGACAGTATAATATATTTAAAGACTATGGGTACACAGGTACAGGCGACTATGAGGGTGTAACTCTTACGTTAGATTCTACAGACCCCAAGTGGGAAGAGATACAGAAAGAGTACAAGGTATACAGACAAGCCATGTACGACATAGAACAAGAAGAAGAGAAGATTGTAGGTACTGTTAAAACAGTATTGGATAACTACAGTACTCTATCACCATGCTTAAAGGCACTACCTAAACTCTATGAGTTATTGCCCCAGCATACCAAGGAGAGACACAATCAAATCATTAAGAAAGCAGACAAGATTAAACCTGAAGAGCTAGAGATAGACACATCAAGTCTAGATGTAGCTATGGTAAAAGATAAGATAACTAAAGGAGGTAACAAATGACAATGAAAGTACCAAGCTGGCAAGACATAACTCTAAATGTTTGGAACAAAGATGACTTGATGAAGTTAAATACAGACAACTGGCAACCTGTTGGTGATACACATACCATACCTGACCATGGTCTGGGTAAGTTTGACTATGACAGTCTATGGAAACTTGCCCTTAAATCTAAAGCCCCAAGAGGTAAAGGTAAGTTTATTAACACATGGCTAAGACTAAAGCTAGACAATGAAGAGCCATGCCTAATGATTTATGGCAAGGAGTTTATGCGTGTTAGTCAAGATAACATAGCTACTGTTCAAATAGATACCAAAGATGTGTGGCATTCACCAAGTGTTTATGTATCAGCACTAGAGAAATGGATACCCTTTATGATAATGAGACATAGGACTGGTATCTATAGGATAATGCACAAGCTTAAAGTGTTAGAACACGTAAAGGAATTTGTTGGAACTGAGATATATTCATGGACTATGTATCAGAAAATTCTAAGGCAAGGGCAAGTAGTTTGTAAGGGACTTAGGTTTGACTTGAACACAGGCAAACTACTAAATCCTAACACAGACCACGAGCCTACAAAATGTGTAGAGCATAAAGACAAGAGGAAAGAATGGCGAAAGAATATAACAGCATTTAAGAAACAGTTACGAACAAGACTAAGACTAGGTGTAGTCGAGACAATGCTAGATAAGATACAAAATGCAAATACTAATAGATGTCTTAATGTTATAGAGACTCATGCCAAACTGTTGGGGAAGTGGGATAGTGATGAGTATGGCAGTCTTGGATATCAAGTAGGTAGAATAAGAGAAGAACAAAAGGATAATAAAAATACATCTCTACAGGTTGCTATAAATTGGAATGAGTCTATAGAATTTATAGCCTCACACATAGCAAACAACACAATGCCTAACGAGATATTCATACCATTGTGTATAACAATACAGACCATACAAGAGAATGCATGGAGGAGTGAGCCTACCTTAGACCAATGTATTACTACATTCTTTAACAAACTGAGCCTACCTCTACGAAGACATTTCGGAGTGATAGAAAAGGAGGCTACTATATCATCTGACAACAACTTGTACTATATATGTAGACCACGCAGAAGATTTTATAGTGTCGAGCTACCTATAGACCAAATATACAATACATATAAAGGAGAAATAAAATGACAAACAACAGCATGATAGCAGAAGAGGATATGTGCAAATCGAACATAATTCAAATTGCTATCAGAAGAAGAGTACTGATTGATAAGGTTAAGCTAATACTAAAAGATAGTATGTCAAAAGGTGAAAGCATAGAGCCTAATCGTTTGTATGAAACAATAATAAAAATGGAGAAGAAAGTATGAGTGATGTAGAAAAACTACAAGAGTTTTTAAAGTGGGTTAAGACAAGTCCATTTAAGTTTGATGTTACAGGAATGCAAGGTGGATTTGTTCGTGTAAAATTTTATGTAGAAGAGGAGAAAGATAATGAGTAGTAGTACAGGCGAGTGGTGTTGCACAGAGTGTGGCTCATACAATGCCTATCAAGAAACATTTAGTGATGATGAGGTAGGACACATTATGGGCTGTAATGATTGTGGTTACTATGATGTATACAGAGAGAACGCAGACACAGGAGAAATAATAGAAGAGTATCAAGGCAAAGAACATTACTATGCCAAAGAAGATAAGGAGAAAGACAATGACTAGAGAAGAACTTTATGAGTGGTTGAACACTTGCCCAAGCCACAAATGGGAGACGCCCCATGAGAGTGAGGAGTATGTAAGTGTTGATTTTAAAATAGATGAAGAGGAGGAAGATGATGAGTAATAAAGACGGTTGGGTAGATGATTACACAATAAGTATTGGATGGTGTACTGATGATGTTTTGGAACTTGTACGCATGAGAAATATGAACAGGTTGTCAGATGATATACCAAAAGAAAAACTAACTTTAGATGAATGTAAAGAGGTGTTAGCTAGATGTTTAAGAAGACATGACGCTAATCATGGTATTACATGGGACACATTAGATTTTCACATTGACGACATTATAAAGGAGAGAGATGATGAGTGAGTTTAAGGTAGAGAAAAACATACCTTTACCTAAAAAGAAAACAAGAGGAAATGCTACACAAAGATATGTAAACAGGTATAAATGGATTACTGAGTTAAAAGATGGCGATAGTATTGTATGTAATCGTAGAGAATCAACAAACATAATTAGTTTTTGCAAAAGGTGGGGTATTAAAACAATACAGAAGTGGGTAGATGACAGGTCATGGTACAAGCATGGATATGCAGAAGACGGTAAGTACAGACTATGGTTTTATCCAACAACTAATAAGGAGAAAGACAAATGACAGTAGTAGTATGGGACGGCGAAACTCTAGCTACAGATAGACAGGCTAGTGATGGCTCAGTTAAATGGGAGACAGACAAAGCGTGGTACGTAATGAGAGATGACAAACCTTACATAGTATCGGGAGTAGGTTATCTTAAATACATTGTAGCTTTGAGAGAGTGGTTTACTGAGGGTGCTAACCCTGATAAGTACCCTTTCGGAATAAGTGATACAGGGGCATACAAGATTACCAAGTCTCAACTCATTGTCGTAAGTAAAGACAAAGGTCTAATGGTTTATGAAGACACACCATTCCCTGTGATACGTGGGTTTACACAATGTGCATTCGGAGATGGCAAAGAGTTTTCATATGGGGCATTGAGTATGGGAGCTACATCAAGTGAGGCAGTAGGTGTTACCAATGAACATTCTTTACATTGTGGGAAAGGAGTGGCACTATACAGTTTATATAACTTACACAGTAGTAAAGTAACATAAAGGAGTTTACACGAGTATGATAAAGAGTAATGACAAGGTAGAGAAACCTGAACACTATGCAAGGTATAAGATAGAGCCAATAACATTTATTGTTGAGAACGATATACCTTATTGTGAATCAAACGTAATCAAGTATGTCTGTAGGTGGCA